ATGTAGTTCTAAAACGTAAAAATGGCAAGAATTTGACTATTCCGAAAAAAGAATTTGAAAATAATTATAAAATAGTTGCAAGTTAAAAACTATTAACTATATTTGTGGCATGAAAATAGAAAACTTAATTACTATAAGCACTTACGCAAAATTGCGCAACTGTTGCACTGCCAACATATACAAGTCAATCAATAAGTATAATATCGTGTTGATTGATGGGATAAAATTCATCGATAAAACTAACCCTTTCAAAATAAAATAGAGATGAATCATTTAGAAAGTTTCAATAAGTTTTATGAATACTACGATGATAAATTTAATTCATAATCCCTAACTTAGCCACAAAAAAAGCTATGAAAAAAATATTATCAAACCTAATCAACAGTTTCACAACCGACAAGGATGGATATTCAGCACGTAAATTAAGCGCATTTGCGGCCGTTTGTGTTGCTATTTATGTTACGGTTAAACTTATACCAGTAGCAGTTCAAATTGATGCCTTATATGCCTGGTTAATATTTGCTGGAGTTTGTTTAGGAATAGTTACGATTGAGCAAATAATTAATTTAAAAAACGGATCTAAAAACAAAGACAATGAGCAAGCAGTCTAACACCCCAACCGCCAACGGTTCAATACACATACTTCCGTATGGCGGTTGTTGAAAATATTAACGTTCTCAAATGACAAAGTTTAAATTTACCACATTAGCCGCTATTGCTTTATATGCGATGTTAGCGGCTGGGCTTTCTTCTTGCTCAAATGACAGAACAAGAGAATTGCCAATTTCAGATAACTCTAACAGTTTTCAAGAAGTTGCTAAACAATTTCCTGTAAATGCAAATGGTGATGTGAAAGTAGTAAGCATTGATAGTTGCGAATATATAGTTTGGGGTGGTAGTCACGGAGAAATTGGCTATGCACACAAAGGAAACTGTAAATGGTGTAGGCTTCGTTAGCGTTGCCCATAACGTTTTGCAGCTACAAGAAGGGCGGGATTTTAACTACTAAATTTAATAGAAATGACAAAAGATAATTTAACCACAAATGCTTCTAACGAAGCCGAAAGCCCAGCCTTTTTGGTAGGTGCTGTTATAAGCTGGCACGGTTAATTAACAACTAAATTTAATACGAAGATGAATAAAGAAATTTTACAAAAAGCGATTGATAAGTGGGGCAAAGATACCCAAATCAATAAAATACAAGAAGAGGCATTAGAACTTGCACTTGTATTGAACCAAAGAAAATGCCCAACTAAAGACGTGGAGCAAATGGAAGCGAATTTATATGATGAATTGGCTGACATGAAAATAATGATGGCACAAGCTGAAATGCTTTTTGATGCTGACAGAATAAATGAGCGAGTAAAATTTAAACTCGATAAACTTCAATCGAAGTACCTATCGTAGGGCTTGCTTATAACGGTATCAAGCTATGCGCTGTTAGCGTGGCTTGTGTATTGAAAATAGCGCATAGGTTGTGTTATGTTGGCGCGATGTCATAAAATGGCTTATAACGGTTGGCAGCTACACGCTGAAAGGGGATTTAACCACAAATTTTAATACGAAGCAATGAACTTAAATAATACCACTAAACTATCTGACGAAGCCGAAAGCCCCTTTTTGCGTGTAGGTGCTGTTACTGGCAGTACGGGTTTAACACACGGTTCTCTTTTCTCCGGGATAGGAGGATTTGAGATAGGAGCAGAAAGAGCTGGAATACCTACTATTTGGAATTGTGAATTTGAAAACTACCAAAGTAAAATATTAAAAAAGATTGATAAAAATGCAAAACAATATCGAGATATTAGAGAAGCCAACATCACAGGATATGTGGACATCATTAGTGGCGGATTTCCTTGCCAAGACATCAGCGTTGCAGGAAAAATGGAAGGTATCAAAGGAGAACGCAGTGGGCTGTGGAGTGAAATGTGGAGAGTTATTCGGGATATTAGACCTAAATACGTCATCATTGAAAATAGTCCAGCTTTACTTATTCGAGGATTTGAGCAAGTCTTATGCGACCTTTCCAAAATCGGGTATGATGCGGAATGGCAAAGTATATCAAACATTGCTTTTGGATACCCACACAAAAGAGAAAGATTGTATGCTATTGCCTACTCCAACGAAATCGGATTACAAAGCGACATTTGCGAACAAAGAGCCATTAACTCGATATTTAGAGAGTGGACATCAAATCAGAATGATGGATATACTTTGTCAAAAAGGGTTCACGAAATCCCAGCGTGTGATGTTATTAGAAATGGCGATGGGTTTTCCAATTGGACACACAGAGTTGGAAGCGTTGGAAACTCCGTAAATCCAACATTGGCACATTACTTATTTGAGTGCATAAAAGTTCATTATGAAGCAGTCAAGTAGTATTGCCAGTAACGGATTAGGGCTTTGCGATGTGGTGGCATTCAAGGCTCAAATGTTCATTTAACCACCAAAGCTGAATAGAATTACTACAGCTTAATTTTAGTAGTTCAGCCCATTAAAAGGTTTTGTAATTATTGTTTTTTATTTACAAATAAAAACACTATATTTGCATACAAAACAAATGTAAATATAAATGAGAACTTGTAGTATTTGTAAAACAGAAAAAAATAGTGCTGATTTTAAGTTAAAAACAAATGGGTGTTTGTCTTCATTTTGCGTAACTTGTTCTGCTTTATATCAAAAAGAATATCAAGAAAAAAACAAAGAAAAGATAAAAGAGAAGAAAAAAAAATATCATACTCAAACAAAAGAATACCGTAGATGGTACACAATAAAAATGAGATATGGTATAACAAAAGAAGATTACGAAAATATGCTTTTAAAACAAAATGGAGGTTGTGCCATTTGCGGAAAAACTAAGTCAGGTCATAAAAATACAAATGAAATGGTAGTTGACCATTGCCATAAAACTAAAAAAGTAAGAGGACTACTTTGTAATAGATGTAATACATTATTAGGATTAATAGATGACAATCCTGAATTTATGGAAAATATAACTAATTACTTAAATAAATAAATAAACGCCACATATTGCAAAACCCCTGTTATATGCTGTGCTTTTTTAGGGGTGTAAAATTTAAAATTATGTCATATACACAAAGTAAAATTAAAAGAGAAAAGCACATTTCAGATTGGAAATCCTGGAAAGTTGGTGAACGTAAAACAAATGGTGTTGATGGTTATGAGATACATTGGTCAGAAGATGGCGAATGTATAACAGACCACGTTTATACGAAAGAAGATGCTGATTTAATTGCAGCAAGCCCATTGATGTTAGAAACGCTTAAATACCTAAAAATGAGAGGTGGATTAGGGTTAGACATTCATAGTCTAATTGATAAGGCTATTAATTGTGCAGAGGGTCGCACAGCATAGCATATAACGGATTGCAGCTATACGAAGTAAAAGGGGCTACATCTGAACTTCAATGTTAGCAGACACTTTCAGCCCCTTTTATTTTGTATAGGTGCTGTTATAACCAGTGCTTTTCGCAGCAATGATTAAAATTATTAATAAATTAAATAAACAAAATATGAGTAACAACACAGAAAACAAACAGTTAACAAAAGATAGTATTTGGGCTTACAATGTAAATGGTGTAAATTTACAAATGAAAATCTATTGGCAGGAATCAACAGAACACGAAGAAGAGGGATTTTACATGGAGGCATTGCCTCAAAAAATAAAATACAATGGGCATGAATGTTACAGAGTATTTCAATTAGAAGCAACTAAAAAAAATAATAATAATGGAAACAAATAAAAATATTTTTGAAAAGATTTTGCAAACTCTTGAAAATATAAGAGAACAATCTGATAAAGACCAACAAGAAAGACAACAACAATCATTGAATAATATTCATGCTTCATTTGAAAAAAATAAAAAGAGAGGAGTAATTGATATTTTTGAAAAATACAAAATAAAGACTAATGGAAAATAAATATTACAAGCCAACAATAAGTGAATTTAGTATAGGATTTAGATACGAAAGCTGTATCCCGTACCGCAGGACAGGAGATGAAAAATGGACAGAAAATTGGGTAAAACACGAATATTCTTTATTGGATTTTGAATGGACTATACATACAATACTAACACAACTCCAATTTGATGATGCAATCCGAGTAAAATACTTGGATGAAATAGATATTATTGAATTGGGATGGAAACTTACTGGCAGATTTTACCATTTAGAAAGAATAGAATTTGAATTAGACACATCAAGTTTAAATGCTTATGGCATTACAAATGGAGATAAATATTTTTATATTACAAAAATAAATGATTTGTACATGATTTATACTACAGAAAAAGATGAAGTTTTATTTAAAGGTAAAATTAGTAACTACAACGAACTATTAAAAATAATGCAAATGCTAAATATTAATCCGTCCGAAAATGTTAAAGGTTAGTACTGTCTTAGCATTGGCTATAACTATCAGCTAACCGAAACTAATATCGCATATACAACAAAAACAAGTAAGATAAACGAAATTAACT